CAACGCCAGCTTTACCTTGTCAAGCATTTGTCAGCCCTCCCGCTTTAGGCGGTCGCCTTGACCAGCTTCACGATGGCTTCGCCGATAGCGGGCGCGCAATCGAAGATCGCGATACCGCTATATTTGTAGCTGTTCGTGTCGATGTCGTAGGCGCTCTTCACGCCGATGTTTTCGGCAAGGTTCGCGCAAACCTTTTTGAAGTCGCCCAAGAAGGCTTCGTGATCCGCGACGTAATCGGACAGAAGAACGGGATAGCCGTACACGAAGTACGCGTTGTTCTGAACGGTTACAATGTGGTTCTTGCTGTTGTCCTGCAACGGCATAAAGTCGGTGAACAAGGTTTTCTTGTTCATAACGAACTTGCCGTTACGGTCATAGCCGGAAGGCAGAAGCCCGATCAACGTCTGCACGTTTGCGGCGGTAAGCGCGCCCGTCTTTGCAACGGTAACGCTGTTGGTCGCGCCCCAAGTGTTCGCGTTTTCAATGCCCTTCGGCTGGGAAGAACCCGTGCCGTTGATAAGCAAATCTTCGACTTTGCGGGCGATAGCTTCCGCCAGCATATTGACGATCCAGCTTTCAAACGCGGTAATGCTCATAGTCATTACAGTATCAGAAATCTGAACCAGCTTGACGATCTCATAACCGGAAAGGGAAACGGTGGTCAGCGTGTCAGCGGCGGCGGTAATGCTTGCGTTCTCGGTGTGGATCGCGGCGGCGTTGTTCGTGCCTTCGATCGCGAACTTTACAGCGCCCTTGACGTGCAGAAGGGTAACTTCATTCAGCATAGGTGCAAGCGTCTTTACCTTGCTGATGATCTCGTTCGCGGTCTGCGTCGGGATAACCTCTGCGCCCGCGCCGCTGGCGTTGCTGAATGCGCGCTTCTCCGCGTCGTTCAGCGGAAGGCGGCGAATGTTTTTCAGCCACGCGGAACGATATTCGGGCGTACCGAAGGGATCGTCGGGCGCGGTGTCGCCGTCGCCGTTGTTCTGCTGGAAGGAACGGGAAACAATGCCCGCGCCCTTCGCGATATTGTCAAGAATGCCGTTGCGCTTCTCTGCGGCGGCAATCAGTCCGGCGCGCTCTTCGGTAAGCTGTGCGGTTTCCTGCTCCAGCGCGTTGATTTCCTCGGCGGTCATGCTCTCGCCACGGGCTTCAATGTCCTGCTTGATAGCCGCAAGACGGGCTTCAATCTCTTTAATTCTCATTGTGTTAAACCTCCATCATAAGTTTGATTTTTAGGATTTGTGCCTTCCGCGCTAACGCCTCCCGCTTCTCTGCTTCGATCACTCCGTCGAAGTAGGAACGCGCGGAAATATCGGTATCGGCGTTCGCCGGATAACTCACGGCGGAAACGTCGTAAACCTTCTTGATCTTCAAGATCGTTCTTGTGTGCGTGTCCTTGTTATACGCGTCCTCTGATACCGTGAACGCCCACGACATTTTGCAAATTAAGCCCGCGTCAATGCTTGCATATAGGCGCTTTGCTTCTTCCGTAAGGCTCAAATTTGCCGCAATAAACAAGCCGCTTTCCTGCGGCTCTAAAAGCAGGGAAGGCGGCTTGTTCTTTGCCATCTTGTTTCGGGCGAAAACCATACCCGAATGATCGAATTGCATAATAACGTCGGATAAGTCCGCGCCGACAAGCGCGTTCCGGTCGATCACTTCGCAATATTTGATCCCGCCGTATTCGTACATAACATACGGTTTATCAAACGTTGTCGCGAAGCCTTCAACGTAAAAATCGGTGTCAAACCTCTTTTCCGTCGTCCCCTGCGGGATCATCAACGGCTGGAACATTTGTCGGTACTCCCGTTCCTTCACCACTGGCATTTGGTGTAACCTCCTTTCCCAATTCTGAAACTTCCGCGTATTCCTTGCGGATATAATATTTCTCGCCGCCCTCAACGTGCGCCATGTTCCAAACGTCCATAACGCCGTTGCGGTTCAGCAAGCCGCGGTCAAATAACTGTGTGCTGATATTCAGCTTCGTTTGATTGCTTGCGTATTGTAAGCGGTTTGCGGTAAACGTGATCGCGTTCCCGAAGGACAATTCCCGCGCCGTGTACGTCATATTCGACATAACAAGCGAAAGCTGGATCGCGAAAGGCTCGATCTTGCCTTCGTAATACGCGTTCCATTCGTCCTCCGTGTATTTGTTTTGCAGAATGCCCGCATTCGTGCCGAAGTAGTTAAACACGTTTTCGTTGATCTGCGCCATCTGCGCGGCGTTGACCGTGAACGGCTTGCTTTCAATCGGCTTCACGTCAGCAAACTTCGCGTCGTAGATCACCATTCCCGACTGATTTTCCGCCGAAAGGTTATCCGCCGTGAAGCGCTTGCGCTCCTTCGTGATGTCCTCCGGCTTCAACATATTTGCAACCTTCGCCAAGAAGCGAATAGAAGCCGAATTTTTAACGCCGTTGATAATTCCTTGATTTTGTGTATGGATCAACTGCATTGTAGGACGAAGCGCGGCGTTACTCTCGCCGAAGAAATCGTCGGTATATTGAAACTGCGTCATTACGCCGACGCGTTCAAACTCGATCGCGGCTTTCTGCCCGCTCCCGAACGTATAACGCAAAAACGGCGCGCCGTTGTACTCGACAACTTCGCACCGTTGAGGAAGCAGGGGATAATACCCGATCAGCCCGCCGAATTCATCTTCGATCGGAACAATGAAGCAAGTATTATTCACCGAAAGGATCGTCGCGATCCTGTAAATGAACTTCGATGTATCCATGAACGGATTAGGCTTGAACTGCAACGTCCGTTCAAGGTTCTTTTGTGCCGTGCCGCTGATCTCCGGTTTCAGCTTTGAAGCGAAGGACGCGAACGAATGTATCGCCGCGCGCGTAAGCTCCATTTCGTAAATACTTTCCGGCGCGTTGCTGAAAACGGGCGTGTACCCGTTTAGCATTTTGAAATAGCCTTCCGCCTTCAAGTCGGCTTTCGGCTTCCGGAAGATAGTTTCAAAAACTCCCATGTTTTTATCACCCCGCATTTTTGAGCATTTCGCCGATTTCGTTATAATATTTCTGCCGCACGGTCAGCGCGTCGATCACGGAAACAAAGCCGTCAATTCGCGCCCGCTGTTCGATCTTCACGGGGCGGAACTTCCGCGTTTCCATGTTGTGCTTCAATGCGACGTTGAGGAAGTGCGCCTTCAACAAGTTATTGTCGGCAATCTTGAAATTGCCGTCCTTGATAACGCCTTCAAACTCGCGGATCACGGGCGCAAGGTTTTCACCCTGCCATACGTCGTCCGTCTGCCAGCCCGCGTTCTTCAAGTCGTCGATCAGATATTGCGCTGAATAGCGGTCGTACCCGATCTTCAAGATATATATTCCGTACTGATCCCGAAGCATAGAAAACCATTCGTAAACGTCGCGGTAATCGACGTGGTTTTCTCCGGATAGCTTGACGATCCCTTGCTTTACGAATATGTCATACGGTACGCCGTCAATCGCTTGCGCCGTTTCAAGGCGGTTCGCGGGCATAAAGAATTGTGCGAAGGCATATAGAACGCCGTCCCGCTCAATCACGACGGAAGCGGCGGTCAAGTCCGTTGTTTGTGAAAGGTCTATGCCGCCCACGGCGTAACTGTCCTTGAAATCCTCCAGCTTCGCGTGAATTCCTGCGCCGTCAACAACGACGTAATCAAGCCACGCGACGGAAGAATTCTGCTTGATATTGCAATACTTCGTAAGGAATTCAGCCCGCTTCGACATACTCATTTCGGCGACGGCGATTTCCTCTTTGAAGAAGTCCGGCGAAACGGAAACGCCCATATTCGGATTTGCTTTTTTAAGCTCTTCAAGGTCGTTCCATTTCTCCACGTCGTCGATCATGTAAAGCAGGGGAAGAAGGCGGCGTTCCTTGCTTCCTCCCTTCAAAAACGCTGTCGATCTCTTCATCAATTCGTCGAAGATACCGTCGTTTTCGTAACCCGCCGTTGAGATCGAAAGGATCATCGGCTGGCGGCGCGCGCCAAGCGCGGATTTCATAACTTCGTACTGCTTCAAGCCGCCGTCGCCGCGCCACGACGCGACTTCATCGTTCACGACTAAATGCGGATTGAAGCCGTCGGATTTCTTCGCGTTGAACGCAAGCGGCTTGATCGCGGTATTGCTTTCTTCGATGTAAATATCGGAACGGCGCTTCTTCGATAGGTCGGAAAGCTCCGGTTCTTTTTTAATCATCTGATAGAAATTATCGTAAACGATGTTCGCTTGCTCCAGCTTCGGCGCAAGGCAATATATTTTCGCGCCGTATTCTCCGTCAAGATACGCCATGTACGCAATGACGGCGGACGCAAAAAGCGTTTTGCCGTTCTTGCGCCCGATCACAATAAACACTTCACGAAAGACGCGCGTTCCGTCCTCTTCGACGATCCCGAACATAACAGAAACGGCGGCTTTCTGCCACAACTCCAGCTTCAAAAGGTCTGTGCGCCCTTCGCAATGATGGCAAAAGTTTTCGATGAACCGAATTGCCTTGTTTGCCTTCTTCGCGTTGAAGGTGAAAAGCCCTTCTTGAAGCCCCTTCACGATGTATTCATACAGAAGGCGAACCCACTTGCCGACGGTTATATTTCCGGAAGAAATGCCGTCGTAATACTCGTAAATGTAATTTGAAAAGGGCATTTTTATTCGTCCCGTAACGCCTGTAAACGGCTTTCCTTTTTCTTCTCCGGCGGTACAAGATCGCAAAGCTGTTTGATAATTGCGGCGTGATTTTTTGTCATGGCGATATGTGTTTTCACCGCGTCGCTTTGCTTCGTCCCGCTCTGATTTGCGCCGTTTTGGTATTCGACGGTGTAGCCCTCTTCGTTGATGATCTCTTGTAATTCTTCAAGGGATACCGCCATGAACGCCGCGTTCTTGATAAGGCTTTCGACGGTCTGCAACTTGTTTTTATCCAAGTCTTTGAAAATGCGCTTCAATCGGGAAAACTCCCGCTTGATCTTTTCTTCTTTCGTCAAGTCCTTCTTTGTCGCCATAAATATCACCCCCTTTTCCGGTCAACCCACACCCCCTTAAACGCGTACACCCGTTATGCGCGCGCCTGCGGAGTATTTTTAATCTCCCGCCCTCGGTGTCGAACCCTCCCTAAATTTTGAGCGAATAGGGGGGGGATATGAGGTTTCCCGCTTCGTCGAATGCGTACCGTTTTTTCTTGTCGTTCCGGTGGTGTTCTTTGTTGTGGCAATCTTGACAAAGCGCTTCGAGATTATCCCACGAAAGCGCTATGTATGGATCGTTGATATTCTGCTTCGTCAAGTATGTTTTGTGATGTGCGATCTTCGCGGTTACTGGATCGTCCGGCGTTGAACAGCGTTCGCACAAGTAGCCCTTCGACTTCAAGAAGCTGTCGCGGCATGAACGCCAAGCGTCCGAATTGTAGAACCTTTCCGCCCACGGCTTCATGCGGTTATCCTCCTTCCTGTGGAAAAGTCTGTGCAAAAGAGTAAAAGAAAAAGCCTTCCGTGCATTCACACAAAAGGCTTTATCCCGCGCTATTCAATTCGCAATAATTCAGCGTAATTATTATATCACGCGTAAGCGTCGCGGACAAGGTGCATTGTTTGGTCGCGTTTTGGTCATTTGTCAACGGCTTTCCGGTATGTCGCCGCTGATACCGCCGCCGGAATGCCGAATACACATACCGCCATATCGTTGACGATCTTGTTCCGCCAGCGGCGCGCCGTCTTTATCTCTTTGAGAATGCCCGCGTCGGAAAGCTCTTCCGCGATCTCTTCCCACGTCGCCGTTCCGCCCTCTCGCGGATTGCCGTTGATGTCCTCGCCGAAATAGTAAAGCCGGATCACAACGAATTCTTTATGCCCCTCGAAAAGAGAAATAGCGCGTGTCAAGCTGTCAAAGCCGGATTTCGTTTCTTTGAACTGCTTTTGTTTTTCCTCTCGCATTTCCTCGACGATCTCCGCTTCCGTCTTGCGCTGAATAAAGCCTTTTGCCTGTGGTGTCGTTGAAAACGTCTTTCGTCCCGCGTGATACTCAACTTCGCAATACGCTTCTTCATCGGCTACAAGCGCCGCCAGCTTCTTGTAGTTATACAGCAATGTTTCCATTGCCTTGAAGTAATTTACGTACCCCGTGTTCTGTGTGTATGCTTCCGCCGCCCCTGCGCGCGCGGCTTCAAATACGGCTTCCCGCAACTCTTCGGAAAGCTCTGTTTGCTTTTTAGTCATGTGTGCCACCTCCGGTTAGATATTCGATAATTGTTCCCGCCGCCTGTTCCCAGCCGTAGCAAAGCGCGGCTTTGTAGCCCTGCGCCGAAAGAGCGTCCAGCCACTCCGATTGATGATCGCTTGTCCTGCCGCCGCGTTGCCGTTTAAGCTCTATGTAAAGCCCGTGATATTGCCCGCGCGCGACTGGCAAGCATAGATCGGGAACGCCCGCTTTCACGCCCTCCGCCCGAAGCCGTCCCGCTTCCGCCTTGTGTCTGCTCCCGCCGTTCGGGACGTGATAAAGCAAATTCAATTCGGGATATTTCCCGCTTTGCATAGCCGCCCACGAAAACAGCGTCATTTGCTCTTGCGCTTCCGTCGGAACGGGAAGTTTATTCGCCCGCATTTCGTGATCCCTCCGTTTTCTTTGCGTAGCCAAGCGCCTTTAATCCGCCGCCGCAATATTTGCAAGTGTAGCGATCTTGTCGGTTTTCTCTGTCGTGTATTCGTATTTGTTCGTTTCTTCTTGCGCCTTCTCCCAATCGGCGAAGAAGAAAAACGGCTTGTTCTGCGCCATTGCTTCGCCGAATTCGTATTTCGCGCCTTTGCTCTCTTTCCAGTCCGGAAGAAAACAGACTTCGGCGCACTCTGCAAGCATAGCGCCGGACATACGCATATAGGCTTCCCACGTGAAGCCCTCCGCCGGAAGAAGCGCCGGATTTACGACGATGAAGCCGCATTCCTCCAGCTTCTTTTGCGCGTTGTAAAACTTCGTGAAATAATACGGATCGCCCGTGATCTTTCCGGCAAGATATAGCGTCCTTTTTTCCTGCATTGTGTTTCCTCCCTTCATTTCGTAAAAAGCGTTGCTTGCGCTTTCCGTTCTTCCTGCTCCAAGAGATCAAAAAGCCGGATTTGTGCTTGTTCCTGTTCCAGCCGTTCATTTGCCGCGCGGCAATAATCTTCGTCAATCTCGAAGCCGACAAAATCCAGCCCGCCTTGACGATAACAAGCGATCAATGAACTTCCGCTTCCGGCGTGTGTGTCCAATATCTTCATACCTTTTCGGGCGAAGAGGGAAAGAACCCACGAATACAGCTTCACGGGCTTTTGTGTCGGGTGAATTGTCCCGTCGTTCAGCAATTCAACGCGATTGCAGACAAAAACGCGCGTCGGCGTGTCGAAGCTGGTATACGCTAATTCGCAATCGCTCATTGTCAAGCCGTGTTGCCCCTTGTCCCATACAAGCCAGCCTTTATGCCCTTGTTCAAGATACGGAACGAAGTAATTTCCGCCCCATATCACTTGCGCTTTTGAAACGCGTTCCAATTCGTGGAAGTATTCGGGCGGGGGAATAGTCTTGTCCCAGCTTTTCCGGATATGCTCTTTCCGGTTATGCTTCGGATTGCCGCATACGCGCTTCTTCTGTCCGTCTATGCCGATACCGTAAGGCGGATCAACGATCGCAAGATCGAAGAAGCCGTCCGGAAACTCTTTCATTCCCTGCATACAGTCCATGTTATACAGCTTGTTCAATTCAAGCATACGTTGTTCACCTTCTTTCTTTTTCTCCCCCCTCCGCCCCCCGCTGGGGGGAACGGGCTTAAAGGAATAAATCTATTGGCGGTCCGTCGGGCTTCCTCGATCCGTGTTCTGAACCGATCCTTCACGATTGATTTTATATCCCCGCCGCCTTCCCGCTTTTATCACTCCCGCGTTTTCATTATCAAGGGCAAGCGGCTTCGCCGTGCTTCGCACCCTTGACAATGCGCGCGTTCGTGATCTCTGAAAAGCGGGCGACGGGGAATAAATAAAATCAATCTTCCGGAAGGAAAAGCGCTGGTCGTAAAACTTTACACATTTACAAGGCTTTTTATTGCGCCCCTTCGGGCGTTCCCGCTATTCGCGTTTCTTCCGGCGTTTCGGTTTCTCCGGTTCGCGTACATATTTATAATATATGTAGCCCCACTTCGTCGCGCGGGCTTCCACCAGCTTGTAACCCTTCGGCGCGATCGGTGCTTTCTTTTCCGTATACGTCCGAAGTGCAAGCGTCGGCGCTTCCTTCTCCGGCTGGCGAAGATTGCGCGTCGCCTTCCAACGGTGTCCGCCCTGTTCCGGTGTCCAATGGTTGAAGAGGTAATCCGCAAGCCCCGTGTAATCCTGCCCGTAGTCAACGCCGTTATAATAATTGTGTTCGCGCAAGTGCCGAATATGGATTACTGATCCGTCGTTCCACTTGCCGCTGATCGTTTCTTCCGGTATGCCGTCCGAAATCATGTGAAAATGAATTCGGTTCGTAGACTTGCCGCGCCCCATGTAAATAATGATCTTCGCGTCGGGGCAAGCCCTTTGAAGCCGCCGGAAGTAATTGTCGCGTATTCTGCGCGCTTCGCTGAATGTATGAACTTCGCTGTCGTCGTCGAACGTCAGCGTACTATATAAGGAAAGCGGCGAAAAGTTTTCATTAACCAGCCGCTTGTGTTTCCGCTTTGATATGCCGATCCGGTGTTGCGCGCGCTCTTCGTCGTCCTTGAAGCGCGGTCGCGGTTCAGCTTTCTTGATGTTCGCTCGATCGGATACGGTGTAAACCTCTTGTTCACATACAACGCCCGAAAAAATACGTCTTTTAACCCTCTGCATAATCCCGCCGCCCTTCCTTGACAAAAGCGCCGTAAAATGCTATAATCTCAATATTGAATAGCTCCTTTTACAGCTATGTAAGAGGAAAAGAGAACGTCCGGAACGTCGCAACCGGACGTTCTCTTTTTTTGTTTTGTCAGCCGTTATTAAATCCTGCGCCCTGCTCGAAGTCGGCGCACCGTTCTTCTTCACAAGGTTTGAAGCGCATTCCGTCCGCGCACCCGACGCAAGGGAACGGGCGTACCCCGTCCGGAAGCGCGCCTTCGCGCAAGTGAACGCATTGTTCCAGCTTCGCGCATTGATCGCACCAGCACTTCCGGCAATCGCCGATCAGCGTTTTTTCAACCGGACGTTTCAAGCCCTCTTCGGTTTCCTGCGCGTCGTGTTCTTCCTGCATTTCCCGCGCCGCCTGTTCGATCGTGTAATCTTCAACGCCTTCTAAAATGCCCCGAAAGAATGGCGCGAACGCGTAGCCGATCCCCAGCCCTGCGCGTAAAAGCAATTCTTCGTCGATCTTAATATCTGCCATTGTTCCCGCCGCCCCTCCGAAGCGCTCTGAAAAGCACGTTCAAAACGATGTAGACGATCACAACGGAAGCGGCGACGCAAGCAACGCCGCAAAGCATATAAAAGGCGTTCACCATGAATTGATACATTGTCATTCGTCAGCCCTCCCGAAAACCTCTTCCGCGTCGATGTCCCACGCGGCGGCAATATGCTTCATCATATCGACGGCTTCGGCGCGCTTCTTCTGTTCCTCTGCGTTCTCGCCGTTTAAGTACGATACCAAGATTTCAGATTTGAGATTGCAAAGCGGGCGAACGCCGCCGTGGCCGTTGTACGCGCTGCTGCTGTCCAATGAGCCGTCCGAATAGACGTTGAGATTGCAAAGCGGGCGAACGCCATTGATGCCGTCGGACGCGCCGTTGCTGTTCAAAGAGCCGACCGAACTGACGTAGCGGACGAAAGGATTTATCGGGCTGTCCGGTGTAGCCGTCCACCACCAACGATCCGGAAGCGCCGGAATGTTGCCGCGCAAAAGGCGGTATTCCTCGCAAGTGATAAGCCCGATCCGGACGCGATCGCCGCCGTAATTCTTCAAGCCGTCGTCGGCGGTCAAGTCGATGTTGAAATACTCGAACATTTCTTCCGGCGCGCCCGCCTTAATCAGACGGCGCAAGAATTCGCCGTTCAGATAGGCACGAAGGGAAGAAGCGGCAAAGTCGTTCTTGTTCCCTTCATCGAAGGCGCGTTCCTCGACGCAATCGGAAGCAATGCACTTCACCCAATCCGCGCCCGTCTGAATGACCGTCCAAGCGATCCCACCCATTGTGAATTCCTGTTTCGGCTCGAAGCCGTGTTTGTTCTCTTTCATATTGAATAGCTCCTTTCCTGCGGCGCTGTCTGCGCCCGCTCGTTGAACTCTGCGTCTTTCATCGCTCATCCCCCCGAAGCCCCATCATGGGCTTTCCCACATACTTGCACCAGGCATACTCCACCTGCGCCCCGTCTTCCAGCGCGTCGATACACTCAATCCCGCCCGCGTTGTAATGCGGCGGGTGGTTCACCCGCTCCGCCATGATTAACACTTCTTGCCGCCGTGCCGATACGGGCGGCTTTTGTTGTATTCGTGCTTCTGTGAGATCGCCGCGTCAATGTTGATCCCTGCGTATCCGCAATAATCAAGAACGCGAATAATCACGTCCGCAAGCTCCGTGGGGATACCTTCGGGCTTGCCGCTGTCGCTGAAATAGATTTCCGTTGCGCCGTGTCCGTTGCGGTATTCCTCCAGCGCTTCGGATACCTCCGAATGAATGAGCGCTAAAACCTCCGGAAAGCCGCGTTCTTCGTCCCACCAGCCGTGGGCGACGGCGTTTTCGTGAATTTCCTTCGCAACCTCGTTAATACCTGTCATTGTCTTTTACCCTCTCTTTCAATCGGTTTCTTTTGCAAAAGCGCAATCTTCGCAATGTTCGACGGTTTCGTTCGGATTATCAAGTGGGCATTCCCAGCCGCTGCGCAGGCATTCGCCCAGTCGTCTGTCTCCGGTAAGGTCACGGACAAGACCCTGTTCCGTAAGCCCGCAAGCGTATTTCTGCGAATTCTTCGCTTCGATTTCCTCTTCGCGGCATTCGCACTTTTCGCCGCTGTCAAGATGTGCGCCGCAAAGCGGGCATTCCTTATAAGGTGTTGCCATGTCTTTCTCCTTCCTAATAATCAGCCGCCGGAAGCCGTCGGCGCATAGCGTCAAGCCGTGTTCCTTCACGTACTCCCGCCGTCGCGCGGTTTCTGCCGCTTCCCAGCCGCAAGAAGCGCATTCCGAAGGTTTGCATTTCTGCGTTTTCTCCGGATCAATGCCCAGCAAGCACTTCAAGGTCGGCTTTTCCTGTCGGTTATTCATTCTTCACCCGCTTTCCGCACGAAGGGCAATAATTGAGCGGGTAGCCCTTGCCGTCCTTCATGTAATCCGTTGTCCGTCCGCATTTGCGCCCGTTTACTACTGCGTAGGAAACAAGCGCGGCGGATAAAGCCATTCCGAACCCTGCGGGCTTGCTATGGTGTTCTTCAATGAACCGTTGAAGCGCAATCGCTTCGCAAAACGGACATTTCTTTTTATCGCTCATTCCTTCACCCGCTCCCTAAATTGCTTGATGTTCCATTCTTCTTCACGAACCGCGAAAGCGTCGCCGCATTCTACAATGTCGGGATAATTGCTTTTTGCAATTTCTATCGCGTGTTTGTCAATTTCCGTTGCGTAGTATCGAATATTCGAGTACCCCAGCTTTTCAAGGCAATAACGCCCCGTTCCGATACCGTCATACATGGAAAGAACGACAATTTCTTCATCTTTCGGAATGCCTTTCAGCGCGTAGGAAAGAAGGTGAATAATAACTTCTGCCGTCCAGCCGTTCCCGATTGCCTTTTGTGCCGCTGAAACGGAAGCCGCCGCGCGCGTGTATCCTTCCGGCAATGTTTGTAAACGTTCCGCTTCTGCAATAGTGAACCGCCGAAGCAAGTATTTGTCCCGTTCTGTGATTATGGGATATTGCGCGCCTTCAATCGTAACTGTCCCGTTTTCGATTTCGTACAACGGTTCTTGAATTGTCCCTATGTACTGAAAATATTGATTTCCGGTCATAACGCAATTACTTTTTTCTTGCATTCTTCGCCCGCGTCTTGTCTTGCTGTTTTTTTGCGTAAGGTCAACGCATGATCCTGGATCAATTTCCGTAAACCCTTTAAGCGTTGCTTCCTTTACTATCATTTTCGGCGGGCGCGCCCCCGTTGGCTTTTCCGGCGTTAATAGAATATCCGTCAGCCGTATTCCTCTATCTTCCGGAAGCGGTACGTCGCCGAAATTGTGTGCGTAAAACCTTTTGCGTTGCTGTGCGGATACAAGCGCCGAATTTATATATTGAAGTCGAACGCCTAATTCTTCCGCTATTTTCTCTCTAATTGGTCGGGCGGCGCTTTGATTGTTTTCGTATAAGAAGAAGTCCGGTTTGAACTTCTCCTTTGCGATCAGGTAGTTTTTGAAAAGCTCCCACCCAATTCCGGAAGGTTCTGTTTCGCGTCCGGCGGTTCTTGCTATGCTCCAATGTGTGCGTTCGGATCAACATTCAAGGCGAATTGCTCCGGCTCTGTCGCCGTGAAATGGTCGCGGGCTTCGCGCTCTCTGCGTTCCTTCTCGGAAAGTGCGAATTCGCATTCCCGCGTTAAGGCTTGTAAGCTCTCCACGAACTGCTGATTGATAACGTCATAGGGCATAATCACCGCTTGAAGCAGGAAGCCCGCCTTCGCTACAATGTAGGGCGTGCCGTCCGTCGTGCGGCGTTCGTAAAGCTCCAGCACGTCCAGCACGTCAGCAACGGGCGCAAGATAGCGGCTTTCGATGAATACCAGCCATCGGCTTCAAGGTTCGTCCGGAATAGATGATCGAAATTCCTTCCCGCTCGACGTGCCTTTCCGTTTCGTCTGTGTCCTCGAAACTGATACCCGCCGGAACGCCCAGCGTTTTCACGAAGTAATTATCGCGGTCTTTCTCCGGAACGTCGAAGATCGTTAAAAGGCTTTCCGCGTCAAGCGGCGGAAGCCCGATAACCGGATAAACCGCCGATCCGTCGCCGATGTACTGCGTTAATATGTCGCCGTCGTCGCTGTACCGCTCGAAGATTGCAATATTCTTGTTCTTCTTGCAGATAGCGGCGATACTTTTAATCTTCATCTTCGCCGCCCTCCGTTTCCTCTGCGTCCGCGTCGTGCCGTTCCGTAATCGTCGGAAGGTCGATACGCGGCGCACGGATCGCCAGCGCGATTTGCAATGCGCGGCGCACGATCCGCCAGCCGGATTTGGCAACCGCAAATCGGGCAATCAACCGCCGAAAAGCGCGTCGGCGCGGCGGTAAGCATTTCAAGCGCCGAACGTGGTTCTTCCGCCGTGTAGATGTTTTCCCGCTCCGGTGTGAAGCGATAGCCGCAAACGCGGCATTCTGTCTTTTTCTTGCTGAACATAATTGAATAGCTCCTTTCGTGTGATTTAATATTTACCGTAGACGCGGACGGCGGTTTTCCCGCCATGCGTCGCCGCCGATACGATAGCCGAAGGCATAAAGGAAACGCGCAAGAAGTCCCGCGCGGCGCGCTTCGCAAGCCGCCATGTAATCAACTTCGCGTTCGGCTCTTCCGCCGCCGTGTCGTCGATCGGATATTCGCAAATAAGCACGGTGTTTCCGAACGGGCGACGCGCCGGACGCTCCTTCATAAACTCTTTGTTGCCTTCCTTGCACTTGATAATTTCAAGCGCCTTCGGGAACTGCCAGCCGCTTTTGTTGTCCTTCATTGTGTGTCCCTCCCTTAATCTGTGTACGGGCTTTCAAGCGTCCAGCCGAAGCAATCCGTACTTTTCCATTCCGTTGTGAAGTGATTGCGCCGCCCGTCGCCTGTGAAGAAGCAGTATTCCGCCGGAAGCACCCGCCCGACGTTTTCTTCGCCGTCCCGCTCCGCGCGGTATCGCGTCAGCACGTCCGCCGCAAGAAGGGCGAATTCCTCTTTCACGGGATATTCGGGATCGTAGCCGCTGAACTGATAGGGCGCTTCGATAACCTCCAGCACCGTGTCGGGGAAGCGCGGATCGTCAACGCGGTTCAGAACGCACCATACAACCGCCGCTTGCTCCGTCGTAGAAGGAACGATCCCCGCTTCGCCGTAGATCAGCTTTGCAAGGGCTTCAACCTCCGCCGCGTTCGGCACATATCCCGCCACCGTCCCGCTCGAAGGAAGAAGAACGGCGGTCGGCTGGTGTACCTCTTCAAGCGTTCCGGCGGTCGTGTCCTTCGGCTTGTCCGCCGCACCGCTCCCGCTCCACGGCATAAGCGCCGCAAGAAGGGCGGCAACGGTCAGCAATGCAACCGTAAGGGCGACGCGACGGCGAAGCATTGCCCGCCGCCGTCGTTGTGCCTGTATCCGCCGGGGCTTGTGTGCGCTGGCTGTCTGCTCGACTATGTAACCGCAAGGCACTTCGCAAATAAACTTCCCGTCCGCGTCTTGCAGTACGGCAAGCGCCCCGCGCGCCCGATCCGCCGTCATTGTTCCACCTCCGCCGCCGGAAGGGAAAGCCACCATTCCGGATTGTTCCGGAACTGCTCATTCGCGCAAGCGTCGCAATTCTCCGCCGTGCAGGAAGAGCAATAACGCTTCTGAAAAGCCGCGTCCCACGGCGCTTCAACCGTGCAGGAAGAGCAATAACGCTTCTGAAAAGCCGCGTCCCACGGCGCTTCAATGCAAGGAAGGGAACGAAGGAAGCCCGCCAGCGTGGGCTTGTCCTTCGTGATAGCGTCAAACGCTGTTCTTCTGTCGCTCATGGTGAATAGCTCCTTTCCCGCGTCAAAATGCGACGCGTATAATCTGCTTGCGGTCTGCTGTGCGATCAAGCGGGAAAAGCCCCCACGTCCCGTCGTCCCGCTTCTTGCAGTTTTCGGGGATATGTCCGCGAAAGCCGCCTTGCGTACCCAGCACGTTTCCGGAAGTCGTTACAATCCGGAATGCGCCCGAAACGCTGTCTTGAACCCACTTCGCCGCAACGCGCGTTCCGTCAAAAAGGCGAACGGCGCAAACGCTGTATAACTGCGTGTCGGTTTCGCTGTGGCGGAAAAGCGCCTTGAATGCGTTTTCGGCGTGAACCTCGACTTTTCCGGAAAGCTCATAATCTCTGAAATAGCTATCGAAGATCACATACTGAACGCGCGCGTCCCACGTTGCGCATTTCATCGGAAGCGGAAGCGCTCTGTATTCTTCCGCCGTCATTGCAGGATAGAAGCCCCGCTTCCCCTCGAAGCGCGCGTCGCCCGCTTCCGGCAAGAGCCCCGCGTAAAGCTCGTTGTTAAACTGTGTCATATTGAATAGCTCCTTTCGTATTTCAGCAATTCGCGCCGCGTCGGTTTCCTCTGCGTCGGAAATTCTCTTGCACCGTCGCTTGTGCAAGATCGGCGCTGTACTTCGGGCGGGCGTAGCCGTCAAACTCTCCCGTATAGCCGCGCTTCAACTCTTCGTAGATAGCGGCGGCGCTCCTTTTCAGACGGGCGGCAATGTCAACAACGCGTTCACCCTCTGCATACATTCTTTCGATCTCGCGGCGCTGTTCCAGCGTCAAATAACTGTATCCGTTCAATGTTTTAACCTCCTTCCGCCTGCCTTCGGATAAAAAAATAATGCAGGAAAAACCGTAACGGTTTCTTCTGCATTTAATGATACTCTCAACAATTTTCAAGAAACGAACACCTCCCGCGCGGCGCGGTATTTTTATATTTTCAAGAAAAAACGCAAAAGTCAAGAGTAAAAGCAGAAAAAACTAAAATATTTTTTCAGAAGGCTTCAAGCGGCTTCGGCGACGTATCTTTCAAAGAGCGATCCGGACGTTTCAAAGCCTAAAATCTCGCGCGGGTAATTGTTGATCCACGTTTCGACGCGCTGAATATATGCGGCGGTTACTTTCCGGAAGTCTGTTCCTTTCGGCAAGAACCGCCGTATCATTTTGTTTATGTTCTCGTTCGTGCCGCGTTCGTATGCGCTGTACGGGTGGCAATAGTAAACCTTCGTGCGCTTCCGGTCTTTGCCGTAGACGGATTTTTCAATTCCGGCGCAATCCATGAATTCCGATCCGTTGTCAAACGTAATGCTTTTGAATATCTGTGAAAACTTCTTCCCGAAGCGGCGTTCTAATTTGTTCAGCGCCGCCACGACGCTGGCGGCGGTCTGATCCGGCATTTTGATAATAATTTCGTTCCGCGTCAAGCGCTCCGAAAGAACGAACAAGGTTTCCTTCGTCCGCTTCTTCCCGCATACGCAATCGCCTTCCCAATGTCCGAAGGTCTGCCGATCGTTGATTTCCTGCGGGCGTTCTTCTATGCTTTCGCCTTGCGGCGCGCGGGCGGCTTTCTTCCGCTCCACCTTGTCATACTTCCGCTTTCGCTCTCCGCGTTCCGGCAAGCTCTCGCGGCTGATCCCGTAGAATATGCCTTTGTCGATGTAATTATAGATCGTCTTTTCGCTGATCTCCGTTTTGAAGGTCAGCCCCAGCCGTTTGATTTCTCCGACAACTGCGGCGGGGGAATAACCTTCTTCGCCGATCTTCTTTTCGATGAAGGCGGCTAATTCGTAGTCGTTGCCGATCTTCAATTCGCCGCCTTTGGCTTTTAGGTTCTCTTCATAGCGCTGTTGCGCGATCTCCGGCGAATAGCGTTCTTCGGTCGTCAAGTCGGAATTCAAATGCGTATAGCGTCCGCGCTTCAACTCCCTGTATATCGTTGTATTGTGGACGTGCAGACGGTCAGCAATCGCGCAAGGCTTCAAGCCCTCTTTCAAGCCTTTTTCGATTTTTAGGCGGTCTGTCCATGTTAAGTGTTTGTGCATTCTTCCTTCCTCCAGCTTCCGAATATGACAAAAGGGCGGCATTTCTGCCGCCCCTGCCGATAGTTACTTATCCCGCGCCGCTTCGCAATACGCCGCAATAAACTTCTTGATTTCCGTTGTCGGCGTTGTCCCGTTGTCCGCGCAAGCCTTTTTGAATTCCTCCAGCACTTCCGGACGAAGATCAAGCGGGAAGCGGGCGTAATGCGTCCGAATGTGTTTCTTTTGCGCTGAATAGTCCTTTTCGTTCATTTTGTTACTTCCTCCGCTTCAAGGATAAGACGATAGCAACGATCGACAAAGCAATGCTAATCGCCACAAGAATATAAATCGCTGTATCCATGCTCCATTGACGTTAAGCGTTTTTTGTGTTATACTTATCAAGGCAAGGGGGATTTCTCCCCCTGCCCGTTACCTTGTCAGCTTTTCTATCAGAAGAAGAATTGCAATTACAAGGTTTACGATCGCGGTAATAAGATTGATTGTGCTTGCTGGCTGGTCTTTCTTATTGCCGCTTTTCTTTTGCTTTTTCTTGCTCAACGTCTTAACCTCCTTTCTGTCTATTATTATACTATATACGTGCGTATATGTCAATAGCTTTTGCGAAAAAAGCAGAAAAAAATAAGCGGCGACGGGGCCGTTTCGTTCTAAAAGCTCGATAAGGTCTTTTGTTTTCATTTGCTGTCCTCCTTACATTTACTATTATACGCCTTCAATGCGTATATGTCAATAGTTTTTGCGAAAAAAGCAGAAAAAAATAAGCGGCGACGGGATCACCCCGCCGCCGTTATTCGTCTATACCTAAAAGCCAATTTACCGAAACGCCCAGCACTTCCGCAAATATCTTCAATTCAAAGTCGGATACGAAGCGCGTACCGATTTCAATTCGGCTTATGCTGTCCCGCTCCATGTTGATCCCTTTCAACTGTATTTGTGCGGCTAAATCCTCTTGCCGTAGCCGCCGGACGACGCGCGCTTCGCGCAATCGGTCGCCGCAAATGTTCTTTTTGCCGTTGTAATCGTATATCTTCATTTCCGCCGCGATCCCTCTTCATTCTGATTATTTGCAAACGGTGTGTAAATATTCCGCTTTATTCTTGATTTTAGCGCATGACGGGCGTATAATTGTGTTAAAGGTCAGAATGGGCGAATTCTGCCTTGAAAATTTACATTTAAGAAGGGGGATTTGCTCTAATGTTCGTCAGCTTTACAAAGACATTGAAGAAGATGTCCGGTTTCCGGCTGGGCTTCGGTGTGCGTGTGAATAAGCGAAACGCGCCGTTGTGGTGCTTCGCTATGCTCTTCGCCGGAATGTTCTATTTGATGTGGTATATGATTATCGGCGCGGGCTGGTGTCTGTACTTCTTCTTGTGGGCGTTTTACAAGATTTATTACTATCTATTCAAGGGAATTGCGGTCGGCTGTAAGAAGCTGTATCAACTCATTAAAGGGAAAACCGCCGCGCCGTCGGAAGCGTCGGTCGAACCGCCGAAGGAATGAACCAAACAAAAAAATCCCCCGTGCAAGGCTCGAAAGCCCGCACGGGGGATTGTTCTTTATGCGGCGGAAGGCTGAAAGGGGAAGCGCGATCCGCCGCGCGGTCAATTACTCTTTGTTGCTGTCGGTATCCGCCGGAATGCCGGAAATAGTGAAGTAGTCCGGAAGATTAAAGACGGCGGCTTCGATCAGTTTATCCAGCGTTTCCGCGTCGATCTTGAAGCCCTTGCTATTCAGAAATTCAACAACGTATGCTTTCTTCTCTGCGCCCCTGCCGCTTCCGGTGTAAAGCTGTTCGGCGGCTTCGACGGCAACCGTTACCCACATTTTGATTTTCTCAAACTGTGCGGCGGTCGTCTTGCTTCTGATCCACGGGATCACGAAGGCGGTAATAATTGCCGCGATAAGAGCGATCACGGCGTTTGCAATGCTGGTAAGATCAATAGTCATTGTTTGTATCCTCGCTTTCTGTTATGTCGATTTTTTCTTTTTTCTTGATCCTGCCGACGATTACTTCGGCAAGACGCTTCATCATCATTACGCCGCATTCAATCACGACGGCGCGGAAATACCATTCGATCAGAACGGTTTGTTCCTGCCGCGTGATAAGGAATGAAACGTACTGCGCGACGATGAAAGCCGCTGTTGTAATTGCGATCACAATAACGGCTTTCGTTGCGAAGCGTTCGTCAGCCTTGAAGAAGCGGCGCTTCGCCACCCGCTTCCCGCTCGAAGATTTGATTTTCATTGCGTCCCCCTTTCACATAGCGCAATTAACGCACGGCGCGCGTTGTGTAACGCATACCGTGCGTTGTGCGTGTGTTAAACAAGCGTTAGATCATCGACGTTCACCGCCGCGACAACCGTTCCGCCGTAGGTAATCACGGCGCGCTTTCCGGAAAGCTCTTTGACGATGTGATCGCGGGAATAGACGAAGGAAGCAAGGCTTCCGCCGGAATAGGTTTTCGCGCCCGCTTTCACGCGCACTTTGCTTCCCGTTGTGATCTTCCGCGCCGATGTCCCGCCGGACGTGCCGGAATAGGTAATGAAAGCGTCGTCGTGTCCCGCCTTCTTCAACTTCTCCAGCATAGCTTCCGCGTTCTTCTTGACGCTGAACGCGCCCACTTGAACCTTGTAATACTTGCCGATCTGCACGATATAGGTATCGAAGCCTTCCTTTTTTAGCTTCGCCGCGAACGCCGTTGCGTTGTCCTTCTTCTCAAATGCGCCAAGCTGGACGCGGTAAAGGCTCTTCGCTTCGTCCTGCGGCTTCTGTTCCGGCTTCTGATCCTCTGTCGGAACGCCCAGCCGCCTGTTTACCTCCGCCGCGATCTCGCCGTGTCGGTTATACAGATAATCGCCGGGGCAAGACTTGTTCGCGTAATCCCTGTGAACGGTCATATTGCACCCGTTCTTGTGGTTTACGCGGTCGTCCTTGCTTGTACTCCATACCAGCTTTTTGATCCCGTTCCGGCGGCAAATATCTTCGACAAGATCAAGAAGCGCCGCGTATGCTTTATCATTCACGGCGTATGGGTGCTTCGTGTCGCTTGCAACCTCGATCGTGATTGCGCGGTTATCGTTCGCCGCCGAAGAACTGCACCACGAACGATCGGCTTCATCGACGTAAAGCCCGATCCGCCCGTCGTAGCCGATCCCGTAGTTTGAACTTGCCTGTCGCGAAGTCGGCTTGAAGATTTCGCCGATCCTCTCGGCGGAACATTGCCCGACGACGCAATGAATTGTGATCGTGTCGATCTTGTGATTTCGTGGGCTGTTCTTGTTCGGCGAAATCAGCGTACACGAAATAAGTTTGCTATTGCTCATTGCTGAACCCTCCTTTGCAATGAAGAAGCGGCGGGGAAGCCCCCGCCGCCGCTGGTGTTACTCTGCTTGATCCATTCGTTTTTCGATGTGGTCAAGCCGCTTGTGTGCCTGTTTCGCCGACGCTTCAACGTCGGTCAAGCGCGTTACGAACTCCGTATTCGTCTTTCGCTGTTCCTTCTGCTCCGCCTTGATTTCGTCCGTGTTCGCCTTGATGTATCCGATCTCGGTTAAAACGGTCGCGTCGTGCTTCACATTGCTTTCCTTGTCCTTGTCCCTGTTACGAACAAAAGCGATATAGCCGAACACGATAGCGCATACGGTAGAAAAGACGGAAAGAACCGTTGTGAAAGTGTCCATCGTTGATCCTCCTTCCCGTTAGGTTACTTTTTCCCATTGCCACAAGCCCGCCGTGTCCGGCGGATAAACGCAATTCGGCATATCTGCTTTTGCAAGGTATACCGCGCCTTTGTAGCTGTAATACAAGCCGGAAACGACATTAACGACGATCCCCGCCGTTTCCGGATACGGGATCGGATCGTCAAGCGTTCCGGTCGCGGAAAGCTCGATCAAGCGATAGTACGCGAAGGTGGTTTCAACGGGATAAGCCGCCGCGTTCGACGTGTGCGCCGCTTTGATCTCGTAATACCGCCCGTTGTGCTTGATGATTTCGCCGACGGTGTTGTAAGCGTGATTGTCGGCGTATTCGTCGTATTCGATCACTTCCGCCGATTGCAGGATCGCCGCGTCGGAAATGACGTTCGTTCCGGCGGCGCGATCCTGCACGATCTGCGCTTTGAAGGATAGGGCAAGCAAAGCGGCGGTTTGCTCTCCCGCCGCTTTGACTTCCCGAACCTCTTTTTCAATTTCGGCGGAAGCTCCGCCGTTGCTCTTCTTGTGAATTACGCTCATTCAAAATTCCCCCCGATCCCCGATACCCAGCAAGCGGTCAGCGCGTCGCCGCGCTGGACGGTTACGCGGATATTCATTCCGTACTGTGCCGCCGTGTTGATCTTATTTGTGAAAACGTGTGCAACGCCTTGAACAACCGCGTTCGTGCAATCCTCCCAAACGGGGGAAGCGTCAAACGGATTATTCGTAACTTCAACCTTGAACGTGCCGCCCGCCGGAATGTCGCGCGTTACCTTGACATTTGCGCGTGTCGGCTGGCTGTCGGCTTCCAGCGCCGCGGAAAGCGTGATAACGAAGCCCGCAATCGACTTTGTGAACGTCAGCGTCCGGACGGCGCTATTTCCTGCGCTGTCGGTCGCCGTAATCGTGATCGTGTGCTTTGCGTTCGTAAGCGCCGTGAAGGTATTTCCGGAAACGGAAAGCGTCTGCGTCGCGCCCAGCGTGATCGCGTTCTTCGTCGCGATTGTCTTTCCGTCGATCTTTTCAACAACGTTCACCGTGTCGCCGTCCGGATCGGTTACGCTGTATTGATAGGTGAAATCGGCGCGCTTGATCCCAAGATCGGCATTACTGCCGGAAATCACGGGCGGCTGGTTATGAATTACGGCAATATCTCCGCTTGTGGTGTATGCGGAATAATTGCCGTAGCTGTCCTTTGCGCGGACGCGGTATTTTAACGTGTTCCACGCGGTCGATACCGCTTCCGTGAACGTCCTGCTTGCGGACGCTTGAACCTGTGTCCACGCGCCGCTGTTGTATGAGCGCTCGAAACAATAGGTCAGCGCGTCGCCGTCCGGATCGGTCGCCGCCGCGCAAGAAATGTTGATGTTCTGCCCGCTGTAACACGTTGCTGGCGCGGTAATGCTGGGCGGCGCGGAAGGCGCGGAATTGTAGATTACCGTATAATTTCCGTCGCTGTTCGGGCTGTCAGATACCAAGATAGAAGATTTAAGATTACAAAGCGGGCGAACGCCACAGTAGCCGCTGAACGCGTTGTAGCTGTACAAAGAGCCGTCCGAATTGACGAAGCGGACGCTGTTGGCGCCCGACGAATTAGGCGTCCGAAGCCACCAATACCAGCCCTTTGACGTGCTGAAATTGCTGTTCGTGTATCCGTCGGCGTTGTTCACGCATTGCGCCGTAGGATAAGCGACGCGGGAAGCGTCGTTGCTGAATAGCGCAAGAAGCGATCCTTCCGCGATATTGTTTTCATTCGCAAGCCCCACTTCGGTGGTGGACGCAAGAAACATTTTCGCCTTGAAGGTTTCGTAACTGCCGCCGTCGGTCGAAGATTTAACAACGGTCAGCGTTGTTTCCATAAGCTCCGCAACAAACTTCGGATCAAGCATTGCAAGGAAGCCCGCCCACGAAGTGTACGGATTATACGTTACGTGCGTGTTCTTCGTCGTCGGTGCTTGATCCGCGCTGTGCTTTGCGCTGTACCATGCGCCCGCCGTCGCGTTGCTATTCAGCCATTGCAGAAGGTTTGAATAGATATGTCGGTTATTGCCGTAATTCTTGCGGTCGTTGTTGCTGTTGCTCGGTTCTTTCGCGTCGGAAGGCATGTTCTGAATGATCTTTTCCGTAATCAGCGTTACGGAATTCGACGGGTAGCCGCTGTGGTTCTTGTCGGCGATCTTGAAAACGATCTTTGATCCGAAGCGCGATTGATACGCCGAAAGAACCGGAACTTCAATCTTCGCGCCCACCGACAAACTGCCTAATGTTTTTGACATTGTGCCGCCTCCTTTGATTTCATTAAGCTGTTGTAATACTGATCCGTCCGCCGGATCAAATGATAGCTATTTCCCTTTTCTGCGTGTTCTCTCCAGCTTTGATAGGATTGTTCGACGGTCTTTGCGTCGATCCGTCCCGCCGCGTGAAGGGCGGCTAATTTCTTCAACTTCCGCTTCATATTGTTCTTGCTCCGGCGGCGCACCTTGCGGATCACCGCGCCGCTTTCGGTCAAGTATGTATGAAAGCCCAAGAAATCAACGCCGTGTTTTAAGGGAAAGATATTTGTTTTCGCATTCAGCGAAAGCCCGCGCGCCTGTACGAACGCTTCAATCTGCTTCCGGCACTCCTGCAAATATGCTTTGTCGTGATGGATCAAAAAGAAGTCGTCCATATAGCGCCCGTAATATTTGATACCCAGCTTTTCCTTTACGAAGTGATCCAGCCCGTCAAGGTAGAGAAGGGCGAAAAGCTGTGAAGTTTGATTGCCGATCGGTATTCCGACGTTGCCTTCGGTGCTGTCGATGATAAGATCAATCAGCCACAAAACGTCCGGATCAGTTATCTTCTCGCGGATTAAGGTTTTCAAAACGTCGTGCCGGATCGAATAGAAATACTTTGAAATATCGCCTTTCAGTATCCAGCCGTCAATTCCGTTCTTTCTGTAAAACCTCCGCATGAACTCTTGAAGCCTGTCTAACCCGTAATGCGTACCTTTCCCCACCTGCGACGCGTAGTTATCGCGAATGAACGATCGTGTCAAAATCGGTTCAAGCACGTTATCGCAAAGCGAATGTTGAACAACCTTGTCTTTGTAGCTGTTCGACATAACCACGCGGCGCTTCGGTTCGTATACCTCGAACGTGTTATACGGGGACATGGTATAGCGCTTCGTTCTGATCTGCGCGCTTAATAGGTTCAGCGCTTCAAGAAGATTAACTTCAAACTTTGCCGCCGCTCCTTTCCACCTCTTGCCTTGCCGCGCCTTTCGGTAGGCATTGTATAGGCTTTCAAAACTGTGTATCTTTTCAAAGTCTGTCATAATAAAAAATCCTCGCTGTTTATAACCTTTGCCAGCCGCCGGAAGGCGGTATGCTCCGGTATCGGCGATCCTGTATTTGTCCCCGCCGTGGATAGCGGCGACGGGATACACCTTCCTTTGATGGTGGTATTCTGCTTTCGGCTGTGCCTACTCGTTCACATAGTCCACCGAAGCGGGCGAACGCCATTGTTGCCGTTGTACGCGTTGTTGTTGTTCAAAGAGCCGTCCGAATTGACGTTGCGGACGTTGTTGGCGTTCGACGAATTAGGCGTATCAAGATGTACCCCGAACGTTTTTCAAGCTCTCGTTTTGTCCCGCTTCTTCCACGCGGTCGTCATGTACTTCACTTCAAGCGCAAGTTTTGACCAATATTCGCAACTGCTCATAGAAATAAAGCCCATTTCCTGCGAAAGCTCTATGAAAAATAGAAGCTCCTTGCAATAGGTCAGCGCCTTTGCTTGTAGCTTCTGCCGTTGTCTGTATTCCTGCGCGTCCCGAAGGTCTAATTCGTTCGCTTCAAGGACGCATTCGTAAATGTCCACCGCTTTATCCTGTATGCGGTTTACCAGTGTAAAACGGTATTTCTTCGGGTAGCGCTCCGTCGAATTCGTGATCGTGAAGGTGTGCTTTACAAGGTCTTTTGCTTTCACAATCACGTTGAATTCCGTCGGTTCTTTCCGCTCCCGCTCCGGTCTTTGCATATATGCACCGTCCTTTCCGCATTCGCTCGATCATAGCGGTATCGTCGGCGCACCCGTCGAAATCGAAGCCCGCTTCGGTAACGGTCAGCGTTGCCGCGTTCCCTGTAACCGTTGTTCCTGTGATCTGTAATACCTCCGCGCCGCAAGCCGCGCATGGCGGGGAAAGCTCCGCGAAGATGTTTCCGATCACGCACGACAATTCCGCCGCCGTGCAAGCGTACCGCGTCAGCATTCGATCCTCTGCAAGCTCTCGTTCCAAATGCCCGTTGACGAAACGCCGTCGAGATCGTCGAAGAGGATCAAGAACGGATTTGCCGTAATGTCATTGAAAAGCACCGCTTCCAGCATATCCACGCGCGCGTCAAGCGCGTTCGTGATATTCAGAAGATTTGTTGCCGCGTTATCGTCAAGGACGTTTTGCAAGCCGTTAAACCATGCGTTGAAGTCCGCCGCCGCCTGTGTTTCAAAATCCGCCATGTGTTGCTCGAACGCTTCGTACTGCGTGTTACCCTGCAATTTCAGCGAATTCATATACGAAACAAGCGTGTTGTACTCCGCCGCCGAAAGGGATTGATATTCAGCGAACCACGCTTGAAGCTGTGCGTTAAAAGCCGCCGTGTCGATCTGCTGAACGACGGCGGCAACAACGCCGCAAAGCGACGTGTTCAAGCGTTGATCCGTGATCTTGCTTTGCGTGATTGCTGTTACGCCCGCGCCCACGTAGATGTCCGCCAGCGCAAGCTCGTAAACGTCCGCGTCCCTCTGCAATGCGGGCGCGGTAGGGGACGCGCTGAACGAAGAAGATTTGACCTTCACCGACATAACGCGGTTTGTCAAATCCCAGCGCACGACAACGCGATCAATGCGGTTCAACTGTCCGTCCGCCGTGTCAAGCTCGACGGCAAGATCGCCCGTGTTGAAGTAGAAGTAACCGTTGATCCACGCTTTGCCCGTTTTAACGTTCAGCTTCATTCCGTCGTTTGCAACGACTTGAAGCCCCGTCGAAGGGACGGGGAAAACGCCGTTCCCGATGAACGAAGCGAAGTATTCCGCCCAATCCTCCGCCTTGTACGTGCGATCGTGCGAAACGCTGTTGAAGAAACTTGATTTTTCCATGCTGTGAAGCCCTCCTTTATTTCGTAATATGCCGAATTTGTGTCAGAAGCGCGGGCAAGCTCTCGCCGAATGTAATATCTATTTCTTCGCCGCTGGTTTCGTAGGTTTCCGCGATCTCCGTTATGCGAACGTCAATGCGGACGTTCCAGCGCTTATTGATACACGTTACCCGATCGCCCAAATCGTAGTCCGTGCCGTACTTCAAATTCGCGTTCGTGTTGATCTTCGATCCGAAAGCAAGCGTTTCCGCGTATTGCTCCAGCTCTTCAACGCCGCGCGCGGAAAGAAGTGCTAAATATTGCGCGTTGGTAAGCGTTACGGTCTGCCCGCTCTCGTTTTCGTATTCCTGCACGATGTCCGTTGCATTGATGAAAACTTCGTCGCGGGAAAGCCCCGCCGCGCTTCCGCCGACTTCGGCAACCTTCCGCGTTACGCCTTCTTTTTCCTCTCCGCCGACGTAAGCCGTTGTTTTAAGGTTTTCAACGCTGTTCGTGTATTCCTGTTCCACGATGTTGTCGAACTCCTGCGAAAAGATACAAGGCGCGTTCCCTGCGGTATTGCCCGCCGTAAGATCGCGCCCTTCGTAAACGGAAAAGGTATGCTTGCCCGTGCGGGCATTTGTCAGAACCCGAATACCCAGCTTCGCCGCCTTCGCCGCCGTTTCCGCCGCAAGCTGGGCGTTCGCGTACTGCTCCGAAGTATAGTCGATCTGCCCGCTTCCGGTGTCTGCGTCGGTCGTTGATATGCTGAAATTCGGGATATTGCGCGCCGCTCCCGCGTTCGTGCAAGTCTGCTTCACAATGGCGTATAGAATGTTCTGCGTCGTGTCCTTTGTGATGATCTGCGTTGTCAAAATGCGCTTGCCGATCCACGAAAGAAGGAACTTGCCTTGAACCTCTATTTCCTCCATGCCCTGTGAATTCTTCGTGATGTGAATATAGCGGATTTCCGCCGCTTCGTTGCCGCCGCGCTTGATGATGATATTTTCCTTCACCAGCAAGCGGGCGTGTTCCTCCGTGAAGGGAACAAGCAACTTGAATTCGCCGCAACTCCAATAACGCCGCGTCCATATCAAGTACGAAATCTTTTCGACGATCCCTTGAAGTGTCATATCGCGGCTATAAACGTATAATTCCACCGCGCTACACCCCCAAATACAAGTTATTGTGATAGATCGAAACTTCGAGATTTTCGGCGTTCGCGTCCGCTGAATAACGGAAGAGATTGTCGCCCACGGCGATCTGCAAATACGAACTATCAACGTCGAGATAGCGGAACGCGTCTGTAATCGTGCCGCCACGGTTCAGCTTCACGGCTTTTTCACCGTAGCCCGTGGAAACGGTTAAAACGTCGCCCGC